GCTGAGGCTGTGCTGCACGTTGCCGCCGTGCCAGATGATGGCGTCGATATCGCCCTTGACGCCTACCAGGGTGTAGGTGAGCTCGGGGATCAGCTCCGGGCGGCCCTTGGCCAGGTTGTAGCTGAGGGTGGCGCTGCCGCGTTGCAGGCGGTGCCATTCGGCGCGGGCGGCGCGCAGAGCGCTTTGCTGGTCGCTGTAGGTGTGGCGCAGGTCTTTGAGGTTGGCGCCGCCGCCGGCGATGGCTTCCTGCTTTTGCGCGCTGTTGACGTTGTAGTAGTAGGCGCGCACGCCATCGTAGCTGTCGCGGTCGGCTTGCAGGTAGCGGTGCTGGTCGCCATCGGCGCGGGTCAGGGTGATGTGGGGCAGGTTGGCGCCGCTGACGCTCTTGCCGCCGTTGGCGGGCATGCACAGCAGGCAGCCGGCCTTGACGCTGGCCACCGCGTCGAAGTCCTGGCCGAGGCGGGTGAGCAGGTTGGCGTCGGACTCGTTGGCCTGGTCGAGCTGGAGGATGGGCAGCTTGGCCAGGGCCGCGGCGATTTTGGCGGTGAGCTGGTTGCGCCCGGCGATGGTTTGCAGCACGGCGCCGAGTGTGGTGTCGCTCCAACTGGCCTCGCGCTTGATCTTGAGCGCCTTGCGCAGGTCCGCACTGCGGGCGCGGATGTTGAGCACGTCCGGCGGGCCGCTGTGCTCGGTTTCGTCCACGGTGTAGCTGCCTTTGTCGACCAGGCCGCTGTCGCTCCAGCCGAGCCACAGGTGCAGCACGGCGCCCTTGGGCGGGATGGCCAGCAGGCCGTCGTGGTCGCTGAGGCTGATATCCAGCGTGTCGGCCTCGATGCCGCGGTTGTCGGTGAGGGTCAGGCTGATCAACCGCGGCGCGATGAGCTGGGCAATGTCCTGGCCGTCGACGGTGAGGCGGTAGAGCGCCACCGTGTAGTCGTTGTCGCCGAGCAGGCGCCGGCCGGCCTGGCGTATGGCGCCGGTAACAGCGCTGATGCCGGCCTCGATCACAGCGCACCGCGCAGGATGTTGCCGGCGCTGCTGATGGCTGCGCCGAGGCGGTCGACCTGGCCGTCATCGATGCGCGCCAGACTGATGGTGAACTCGATGCGCCGCGCTGCGCCGTCCGGGAAAAACAGGGTGCGGGTTTCGCTGAGATCCTCGATGACCCAGATGCCCAGGATGCGGCCGGTGCCTTCGACCAGGGGCCAGGCCTTGCCGGTGTCGGCCATCATGCGGATCACGTCGAGGCTGAGCACGCTGCCGGCCAGCTCGGGCAGGATGATGCCGGGCAGGGTGATGAGGTCATCACCACGGCCGGCGAACTGGCGCGCCGGGTTGCTGCCGAAGCGGGCGCTGCTGGGGTGGCGCCAGGCGGTTTTGCGTTGCAGCTCCTGGTAGGCCAGGGTGGGCAGGCTAAACACAAACATGCCGAGGGCCATCATCATGGCGGGGGCTCCTATTCCTGGTCGGACAGACGTGAGCGCAGGCGGGAGGCCTTGCTGCGTTCGCGCTCGTCCAGCAGTTGGTTGAGCATCTGGCGCAGGCCGGCAGTGTCGGTACCGGGCGTGGCCTCGATGGTGATCTGGTAGGTGTCGCCCTGGACCACCATGCCGCCGCCGGCGGCGCTGATCGGGGGGCGGCTGTCGAAGCTGATACCGGCGCCGCGGCCGAGCATGTCGGCGCCGGCGCTGGCCACGCGCTTGGCGGTACCGGCGATTTGCTTGAGCACGCCCCCCTCGCCATTGGCCAGGCCCTTGCCCAGCCCGGCCATGGTGAAGCCGCCCAGCTCGGCGAACACCCGCGAGGGGCTATGGATGCCGAGTTTCTCTTTGAACCAGCCGATGGTGCTGTCGGCCGCGCCGGTGATGGCCTGCTTGACCGCGCCCAGGCCGGCAGTGATGCCGTTGACCAGGCCGCCGATCAGCATGGCGCCGAAGTCGGTGAAGCGCGCCGGGATATCGATGCCGAAGTAGCTGAGCACGCCGGCCAGCGCGCGATGGAACAGGCCCAGGGGGCTGAAATTGAGGATGGTGGCGGCGATGCCACCGATGCCGCCGCTAAAGCCGGCTTTGATCTCTGCCCACAGGCCGGTGAAGTAGGGAACGATGCGATCCCAGTGCTTGTAGATGAGGTAGGCGCCCAGGGCTATGGCGGTGACGGCCAGGCCGATGGGATTGAGCATCAGCGCGCGGCCGATCCACAGCACTGCCTTGCCTACCCAGAGCAGCGCGCCGCCAAGGGACTTTAGGCCGGTAACCAGGCCGAGGCTTTTAATGCCCAGCATCATCATGCCGAAACGCACCATGGCGAACGGACCGAGGATGCTAGCCAGCGCCAGGGTGATGCCGCCCATGGTCGCCATTAGGATGCCCAGCCCTGCGGCCGTTTTGATGATTTGCCCGGCCAACTCGGGGTTCTCGGCGATCCAGCTTTTTACGTTGCGGATAACGTCGGTGAGGCCCTGGGTCAGGCTGCGAAGCGGGCCGTTCTGGCCGTCCTGCAGCTGGATGCCGAGATCCTCCCAGGCGCTGCCGAGGGCGGATAGGTCGCCGCGCAGGTTGTCGGCCATAACCTTAGCGGTGGTGGCCGCTTCGCCCTGGGCCTGGCGCAGGGTGCCGATGAGTTCCTGCAGCTTGCCGCTGCCGGCTTGGTCGGACAGCACCTGCAGTGCGCTGAAGGCCTCCTCACCGGCGATGGCCTTGAAGAAGCCGGCGCGATCGGCGCTGCCGAGGGCTTTGGTTTTCTCGTTCAGCTCTTT